GGATTGGTAGATGATGTCGAGGTCTTAAAGAAAACAGAGATCTACGACAAAGAAGGAGTATTGCAACGCAAAGGTATGATGTCTAAAATGCAGTCATATATACAACAACTAGAAGGTCAAATAAAAGAACTCAATGGTGATTTGCAAACAGCTGATAGGGAAACCGTTCACGCTAAGAAACAAGTTATTACAGAGAAATTTAAAACAGACCTAAAAGAGATTAGCTCTGACGCGAAGTTTAAAGAAAGAGTTAAGCTTGGAGAACTAGAAAAAGTGATTGACAAAGCAGATGTCCGTGCCGAAGCTGCGTTAGCTATACAAAAGGCGAATAAAGGGAGTTCCTCTAAAAAGGGGAACGCACAAAATAAACAATAATCATAGGTTAAGCTTCTTCGAAGTATCTAAGGGTGTTTCGAAATAAAGAAGAGATCTAAAGGAGGTTATATGGAAGATCGAGTGCAAGGCGAAGTAGTTGAACAGGAAGTTGGTAGAACAACACGAGAAGGCTTGGCGACGTCAATGTCAGATGTTGAATTGGCTTCAGAAATGCCAAGTGTTCAAGATGGCGTAATTGATGAAGGAAATAAAAGAGCACCTAATTTAATAACTAAAGAAGGTGACGAATCCGAAGTTAATTATGCTACTGATTGGGAAAATGAGACTAAGAAGTTTCAGTCTATGTATGATAAGCAGAATGCTGATTATCAAAGACTTCAAACTGACTATGAAAAACTTCAGCCAATGTCTGAATTACAACAGGTTCTTGAATCAAGACCAGATGTAGTTGATGCAATAAAAGAAAGGCTTGAAGGAAAAAGTTCTCAAGAAACTATTCGCGAACCAGATGATAGCAACACAGTTGACGAATCATCTTTTGACCCATGGGAAGCCTATTACAAACCAGAGTCGGCTTCATTTAAAATGAGGACGTCTCAAGAAAGAGCTTTGGTAGATGAGGCAGTTGGAAAACATATGTCTGATCTCCAAGGTCAAGTAGCGTTGCAAAATTTACGCAACGAGTTATCTACTAGCTACGATATGAAAGATGATAAAGATATTAATGATTTTATAGATTTTGCGACTACGCCAAGAGATCAATTACCAATTGACTTGTTAATTGATGTCTATCGTAAGCATTATAATAAAGGAAATGATAACATTTCTCCTAATATGGAAGCAGTTAAGGCAACTCAAAGCATTCCAAGGACAGCTGGGATTCTTCAAGGTGGGGAAGGCGAACCACATAGAAAATCTGAGCAAGAGTCAGCTTGGGATAGAATTTTGCAAGCAGGGCAAGCAGGGAGAATTCCCTAATTAATATAATCAAATAGGAGGTAACAAATGGCTGTTACACAAGGAGTAAAATCCAGTTATAATATCACAGCTGCTACCGCAGATGCGGGCATAGGTCAAAGACCTGATGCTCGTCGATTATACGATTTCTCAGATCGGGTTGCCGAATTGGCACCAGAGGAATCACCGTTTTTTGTATATCTTTCAAAAGTTGCAAAAGTTCCAACGGATGATCCTGTATTCCGATTCTTAGAAAATCGTTCAAAAATCGATTGGTCGTCTAGAGACTTTTTACTAGCTTCCACACCTGGTACGATAGTAGCTGGTAGTTCTTACGCATTTACAGTTGACGCAGATAGCGCAACTGGTGGTAGTGGTTCAGGTGGAACCGCACCTGGGTTCTTAATAAAAGGTATGGTATTTTCAGTAGCTTCAGTGGGAAAATCTAGTGGTACTGGATACTCTCAGGTTTTAGTTAGAATTGAAAGTGCTCCAGTAGTTGGTAGTTCTTCTACTGCGTTTACTGGAAAAGTTATTGACTTTTCTGCTTTAACTAATTCTGGCGGTGCTATTTCAGGTGAGAATATCTTAACAGACAATGATCTATGTCAAGTAATTGGTACTTCGTTTCAAGAAGGCTCAGCATCTCCTGATGCATGGTCTAGTGAGATTGAAGACAATTATGGCTATACACAGATCTTCAAAACGGCTTGTGAAATGTCAAACACAGCGATTGCAACACGCTATCGCGGATATGCAAACGAATGGGAACGCATTTGGGCGATGAAACTTCGTGAGCATAAAGTTGACATTGAAAGAGCTTTATTGTTTGGTCAAAAAGCAAGAGTAAGTTCAATTCAATACACAGAAGGTGTAGTCGGACATATATTGAAGAATGGTGTCGCACAAATTGGTGACGCTGATCTTACTTATACATCTGGGCAACCTTATTTTAGAAGTGTAGAAGATTCTGAATTAACATATGACAGATTGCTTTCCGATATGGAAGTAATGTTTGATCCAGCACGTGGTGGTGCAAGTGAGAAACTAGTTCTTGCAGGTCTTCCTGTAATTAGTTTCTTTAACAAACTTGGAAAAGATTCATTCTTAAGTACAAGTTTATCGCATAATAACAATGCTGCATTAAGTGGTGCTGCTACGACTACTAATCAATCACCTCATCGCATGAATATGACAGAGCGAGCTGGTGCATTTGGTCATAAAGTATTTACTATTGAAACTGTTCATGGTACAATGCATTTGGTCAAAGAACCATTGTTTAGAGGTATGACTTCTAATTTTATGGCTATGATTGACATGAGTCAAATTGCATACCGTCCACTAGTTGGAAATGGTATCAATCGTGATACAGCAATCTTGTCTAACATTCAAAACGCTGATGAGGACTTGAGAAAGGATATGATTCTAACCGAAGCAGGATTAGAAATCACATTACCTGAATCTCATTCACTCTACAACGTAGAATTTTAGGAGGTTATAATATGTATACTGATTCATTAAATAAAAATAGTAGTGCTCATCAAACTGGTGAAAAAGCTTTTCAGAAGCTTGATAATACTGTAGCTGTAGCGAGAACGCTAAAGGCTACAGAATCTGGAACTCTTTTCGCAGTTGATATGTCTACTGTAGATAATAATGTTGTCTTAACGCTACCAACAGCTTCAGACGAAGTTGCTGGTGTTAATTACGATTTCTGTTTTACAGTTAATTGTGATGATGACGCTGACTTTATTGTTACTACAGGTCTTGACGCAACTGATATATACGGATATATTGTTGCTGGTGCTGCAAATAGTACAGTAGATGACGTCGATGGTTTATCTAAATTAACTATTGACGGTTCTGTTTCTCAGGCTATTGAAGGCATGAGAATAACTCTTATCTGCGACGGTGTTAATTGGCATTTATCTGGATACGTTCCAGTTGCTATTGGTACTGTTGTAGTAGTAGAGGCTGCTTCTGCTTAATAATCCGAATAAATAAGGATTAACAGATTTGGATTCTGTGGGGCTATTCAAAAAAAGTATAGCCCCGAATATCCTAAAAATTTAAATTAAGGAAATAAAAAATGGCTGTTTATGTTGCAGGAAATACAGATGTAAAAGTATTTATTCACGATCCAAAACCAGGAAGTAAAACTCAAAGTGTTGGTCAGATTGCAAAAGATGTTTTCGACCATATAGATGCTTTAGACTCTACCAATAGTAAAATTATTTCTATATCGCACTGTACGTTAAAAGGCGATAAGGTTATGACTATGGTAGTATCTGGTGCGTAAGTTTAAGTGTCAACATTGTAATAAGCCAAATCCTGAAAATTGGTTTATTTGCAGAGATTGTGGAGAAAGAGCATCACCTCCAAAGTTTACTACTAATTCATTTATTATAAGTGAGGTTGGTAAACGAACTGATGTAGAGTTTAATACTATTTCCTACGATGAAAGTATCAGTAAGATGAATAAAGCCGATAAACGGTGGAAAGGATTTTAATATGCCTTATGGTAAAGGAACTTACGGAAGCAAAGTTGGTAGACCTAAAAAGAAAAAGTCTGCTAAAAAGAAATCTCCAAAGAAATCTAAAAAGAAATAAGTAGATGGCAAATTTTGACGCACAAGTAATAGAGCTAGTTGGTACTACATATACTACTGATCAAGATGCATTAAATCAGTTTATAACTGAAGGAGCTAATGAAGTTATAAATGCTATGCCTCGCGCTATTATGGAAAGAGTGGCTAAGGAGACTGCTGTTGTTGACGGCACAACTTCATCTGAAGGTCATAAAATATTACACGTACTTAAAAATGATGGTACAATAGATCAACCTTGTAGATTGGTTTTGGCTAGCAAAAGAGGAAAGATACAAGATTCTTCTGATATGGAGTTTGCTACTACATCAGACCCAGCATATTATATACAAGATGGAAAGATAAATATATTTCCAAATGGAAATGGGTTAATGGTTTCTATGCCTACATACAGCCAGTCTTCTCCTATAGATGCTAGTCTTAGTGGTACTATAGCAAATTTTCCAAATGAGTATGAATACTTAGTTGTATTATATGCAGCAATTAAATCTCTTCAACAAGTTTTAAATAGTATTGTATTAGCTGATGCTAGTATATCTTATTCAAATGCTTCTGTTGGAGGCTCTATAACTGCTGCTGTAGATTCTATTACAGTTGCACCTACGGATGCAGTAGGGTCTGCTGGTTCTGCCTATACATCTCCTACTGTGCAATCAGACAGTACAGATATTGGACTAACAACAATAGTTCAATTAGATGCTGAAAATACAATAGATGATTTTGATGGTAATGCTATAGAGTTTGATCAGTGGTGGTCAACCTTAGCTCATCTTATAGAAGATGAAGAAGATTCTGAATTAGCTCAACTTCAAATATCTAAAATATCTTCATATATAAACGCTTTTCAAGCAGAAGTTCAAGATGCTCAAGCAGCTATGCAAGCTACTATTGAAGATGCAAGGCAATCTACTCAAGCATCAATTTCAAATGCACAAAATGATGTTCAAGCTTCTATTCAAAAAATGCAATTATCAACACAAGCATCAATACAAAATATGCAGTTATCTACTAATGTAAATATTGCAAATGCTGCTAAAACAATGGAAGCTATAATACAAGACTATTCTGCTTTAGTTACAGAAAAAACAAATGAATATAATTGGGCTTTAGGTCAACAAGGAAAATTACAAGTTGATTACGATAAAGGTATACAGATAATGAGGGGCGCATAATGGCATTTACTAAAGTAAGTCTTAATACAACGCCAAATTTTGAGTTGGTAAGTCTTAATACAACGCCTTCCTGGACTGCGGTTGCATTACCATCTACTACAAATTGGATTGCACCTGGAGCTGATACAAGAGCTTGGAACGTTATTCAAGTGAATTGGGAAGATGAATCAAGAGAATACAACCAGTTTGGATATCTTGGAAAGGATTCTGACTAATGGCTGTACACAGTTTAACACCTAAAAAAATTATATCAATAGTAAGGCAAGTATTTCCAGAAGCTCCCGAAGCTTATGTTTTAGAATTAATAAATCAAGCAATGGTTGAGGCTGGTAAATATAATAGTAAAATTGAATATGCAAAAACAGATACCGTAAATGATCAGCAATGGTACACTTTAAGTGATACTAATGCTGGTACAAATGTAGAAATAAATAAAGTATTAAGATGTGATTTTAAAGATTCTAATGGAGACTATGTTAAAATACCTAGATTGCTAAATAACGAAATACAAACAATGGATATAGACTAATGGCACTAGCAAAAGAAGTAACGAAAATAATTTGCGTAGCAGATTCAAGTTCAAGTTTACAAAGCAAGTACTTTACTATTTCAGGAATGGGTACAGATTTTGCACAAAATGATTACTATGTATGGATTGATGTAGGAAGTGGAGGTACAGACCCAGCAATTTCTGGAAGAACAGGGATTGAAGTTAATATATCTGCGGATGCAAGTAACTCTACAGTGGCAACAGCGGTAAGTAACGCAATTCACGCTAAAGCTGATTTTTCAACATCAGTTAGCACAGCTACAATAACGGTTACAAATGCTGTTAGGGGTTCTGTTACAGATGCAGCTAATGTAAATGCTGGATTTACTATTACCACAGAAACGGCAGGCACTGGAACAAATACTAGTAGCTATAATAATCCAGAAGATTTTATTGCTTGGTTTATAAATGGAGATCATCTTGCTATTGTTACTACAAAAGGAAGTGATACCAACACAGTTCACCAAAGAGAGGGTGATTATAAACCAATAGATATTAATTTAATAAATGGATTGTTAATACATTACATAGGCGAACCTAATGCAGTGTCGGGTATTAATAGCCCACTAGATATTGACAATACGATGCATTCTTTTATAACTGACTTTGTTAAGTGTAAGTTATATATGGATAGAGCTGGTCAACTTTCTATTTCTAATGCTAATGGTGCAGCAATTTCGATGAATCTTTCTACTCAGCACGAGAGAAAATGGAAAGAATGTTTAGTTAAGTACGGAAGTAAAAAACGTGATAAAATTGGTGGTTCTAGAAGAATTATGCCACCAGACATAAGATAATTAATAGTCTGTAAAGACGGTGGTGGAGGTAAATAAAGGATTAAAAGATGGCAATTCCTAGCAAATATCAAGCGAAAGAAGTTTTAAATAAGGTTTTAAACGCAGGCGAAGATGCGTTAAAAGTTGATATCGACAATGTAACTCTTGACGGTTCTCAGTTATCTGTAGATATAGATAATGCGAATGATTCAATTGTTATCTTTAGTAATACAGCAGCAGACGGTAGTGGTACTAATACAGTTCCATTAGTTGACGCAGCTGGTAATTTACAAATAGATATTGTATCATCCGCTTTACCATCTGGTGGAGCAACCGCTGCTAATCAAGCGACAATTATAGGTCACGTAGATGGAGTAGAAACTTTAATAACTTCTACAAACACAAAACTTGATACATTAGAAACTACCAATAACGCAAACCAAGTTTTATTAGGAACAATTGATTCTGATACTGATGCAATAAAAACAGCAGTTCAGATATTAGACAATGCTATTAGTGGCACTGAAATGCAAGTAGATGTTGTTGCAGCTTTACCAGCTGGTAATAATAATATTGGTAATGTAGACATAGTTAGTTTACCTGCTTCTACTAATACCATTGAAGTAGTAGGTGATGCAGCTGAAAATGCAAATGCTGCTGGTAATCCTGTTCTTGTAGGTGGTAGGTATGATGCTTCTGGTACGAATGATGGTGGATTAAGAACACTTGGTACTACTGATGTTGGAGCTTTAGCTCTTGACCCTAAAGGAGTTTTATTAACAAAAGATTTTACAGGACAAGCTGGTTCTATTTTAGTTACAGGAACTGGAGCAATTGCAGCTGGATATGGAAAGTTTATTGCAATTCAATTTATAGAAGATACTGTTTTTAGTAGTTCGGCTTCAGGTTTATCTGGAACTGATTTACAAAGATGGCCTGATGATACAGGAGTCGGTAGTGATATATCGAGTAATGGAGCAGTTATTGATGGAGTTACATTCCCGCAGGGTATGACAATATTTGGAAGGTGGGATGGATTTACATTAGCCAGTGGTAAAGTTATAGCTTACATAGGGTATGTATAATGAGGATGGCTTTAAGCCTAGCTCTAGGTTCAATTGTTACTCAAGTAGCTCGTCTTGCAAGAGATATGTGGAACTCTGTTAATCTTAATGACATATGGGAAAATGAACAAAGGAACTGGGATGATATTATTTAAAATTTATAGATCGAGGAGAATATAATGGCAACATTAGCAGGAAATACGATAGCGTCAACTTATCCGCTATTGTTAAAAATAGATTCAAGTGGTATTGATGGTACATTAAGAGCTGTACAAGATGGAGATGCTACTGATAGTGCTTTATCTATAGCTACAGATAGTGTATTGGTAAAAGGTAGTGGTATAAGATTATATTTTCACGATGCAGATGGTGGTGAGCATATAGCTGGAGATGGAACAGATTTAACTATATCGTCTGGTAATGATATTGTATTAGCAGTAGGAAGTGGAGGTTCTGTATATAGCGTTGGAGCTGATGGTAATACTGGTAATACAGTATTTGGAGAATCAACTTTTAATACTTCAACTAATAATGCTTCTGATAATAATGTTCTTATTGGTAAGGGTGTAGCTGGAACTGGAACTGTTGCTGGAGCTATAGAAAATACAGGAGTAGGATATGAAGCATTAAAGAATTTGACCTCTGGCGATGAAAATACAATGATAGGAAGGCTTGCTGGTAGTGTTATTGGTTCTGGCTCTGGTAATGTTATGATTGGTTCGGCTGCTGGGTATCAAGCAGAGGAAGATGTGGCACAATGTGTAATTATTGGTCGTGGAGCTTTTAATGGAGTGGCTACAGATGCTGCTAATGGAACTGTTGCTATTGGTTATGGGTCTTTAACCGCCCTCACAAGTGGTCAAGCTAATGTAGCAATAGGATATGAAGCATTAACAACTAATACTTTTGGTGATAAAAATGTAGCAGTTGGACATCGAGCTGGCAAATATTATTTGCCTAATGAAAATTATGGTAATTCTGTATTTATAGGTAATATAGCTGGTCTCAATGTAACAACTGCTAGAAAAGCAACTATTATAGGAAATGCGGCAGTCGGTCTTGGAATTATGACTGGAACCTCAAACACAATTATAGGTAATGAAGCTGGATATGATTTAACAAGTGGTACAGATAATGTAATGATAGGAGTAGAGGCTGGGGCTAACACGACTGATGGTTCAAGTAATGTATATATAGGTTCTGGTGCTGCTGATGCTATTGTTTCTGGCGCTGGTAATGTTGTTGTTGGTAAAGATGCATTTGGAGGAGTTGCTGGTTCTAATGCTAATTACAATATAGCAATTGGCTTAGATGCTATGGTTGGAAGTAGTAGTAGTACAGGAGACGCTAATATTGGAATAGGAAGAGGTACATTAGGTGCTTTTACTACTGGTTCTAATAATGTGGCTGTTGGTTATCAATCTCTTGACGCACTTCTAACAGGAAATTACAACACGGCTATTGGTCACCAAGCATTATCTGATGCAAATGGTTCTGAAAGTAGAAATACCGCTATTGGTTATCAAGCATTGACAGTAATGGATGGAGATGGAGATGGACAAAATGTAGCACTTGGTTATAAGTCTGGTCACGCTATAACAAATGGAACTGACAATACTTGTCTTGGTCATAATACTGGAGGAAACGATGTAAATTTAACAACTGGTGACCAAAATATTATTATTGGTTCTAACTCAGATGTTTCAACTGCTGATGCACAAAATCAAATTGCAATTGGGTATGATACAACAGGACAAGGAAATAACACAGCTGTGATTGGTAATGATTCTTGTACTGCATTATACGCTTCTTCAGATGCTGGAGCAACTATTCATGGTGGTAAATTAGCTCTTGGATTAGCAAGAACAGACCCTACCTCAATTTTAGATGTAATTGGAGGTGGAGCGTCAGGTGCAACGATGATTATAGACAATACTCAATCTGCTAATCGTTTGGCGGAACTAAGAATTGATGGTGATAATGGCTCAGGGGATGGAGGAGCCATGGTAAGTTTATATAGAAATAGTGGATTAAAATGGTCTTTTTATACAAGAAATAATACTGATATTGGAAGTGCTTTTTCTTTTGCACTCCTTGATGCTGGTAATGATGATGGAGTTTATATAAACCAAGGTGGGAGTGGATGGACTGATGCTTCAGATGAAAGATTAAAGACCTCTTTTGTTCCAATAGAAAATGCAGTAGATAAGCTAAACACACTTCAAGCTATTAATTTTAAATGGAAATATGGAAGCGAAGAAAGACAGACAAAGAATAATATTGGACTTCTTGCTCAAGAAGTATATGAAGTATTCCCAGAAGCTGTTGATTATCACGACCCAGAGGATTTTAAACTTATAGACCACCCTACTATTGAAGGAACTAAACAAGCTCAAAGTGCTTGGGGAATAGATAAATCAAAATTAATTCCAGTATTAGTAAAAGCAGTACAAGAATTATCAGCAAAAGTAAAAGCGTTAGAAGACGCATAACAAATTAATAAATAGGAATTAATATGCATAATTATAAAGCATTAAAAACAGCAAGTAAAGCATCGGTTCAGAAAGTCAAAGTGATTGACCGAGCTAAAGTTGATGAAGTTAAGGATGACGATGGTGTTATTACAACACACGCTAAAGCAGAACGGTCTCACGAAGAACTACAGGTAGTTTGTAAGTGTTATAACGCTCAGACTGGCGAAGCTCAAGATGACCTTGTGAGGGCTTATAGCCTTTCAGATGTGAAGCATGAAATAGACCGCTGTAAATCAAAGGTTACAGAAACAGAGTCTGAACAAGCTGAATGGGAATTATTAGAAAAAGATTTAAAAGCTCTTTAAAATGGGTAAGGCATTTATGTGGACATTCGTAGGATTCTGTTTAGGTTTGGCAGTTGTTGAGCTAACGGATGGAAAACCTGCTGAAAAAGTAGATTATAATAGAATGTATTTTAATACAAGAACAATCTATAGACCTTATCCTAATCAACATTATTATGATTATGGTAGGCATACTGATACTTTTAATAATCAAAGACCTAATAGTAGTGGTAGTAGTAGAAGTGGTAGAGGTGGTGAAACAACAAGGATAACTCCTACAGTTGAACGTGGTGAAACGCATACAGGCAACGTACCTCAAAATGATAGGAAGAAAAATTGAATCAGAAATTTGGAAATATATATGCAAGACTTTTATTTGCATTTGCAATTTGGACAACTATTGCATTTATGTTTGAGATAGGACACTAATGAAATACTTATCATTATTATTCTTAATGTCATGTGCTCCAAATGCTATGCATAGTCATATTTTAGACAACAAAGAAGTAACTCATATTTATTTGTCAGATGATATACATAGTGGCAGTAATTATTGGTGCGTTAGACATGGAATGATGGAGAAAATAGAGATTAAAAAACCGAATGTATTAAGTAGTGGAAAAAATTAATGAAAGACGAAGTAGATACATTTTTAAAAATGTTATTAAATATATCTAGTACAATACTTCTTATTTATGTTTTTTCACTTTTCTTTTCTTGTAGTGATGATATTTATTTAGGTGGATATAATAAAGATCTAGAAGAAATACATCACCAGATTTTTGAAGTTGACTCTTTGCTAAGAACTATTAACATGGATTTAGATTCTTTAAATGCAAAAAATTGGAATAAATAAGTGACAAAAGAACTTTCACAAGATACAAAATTTACTCTTTCAATTCAAACAATGATTAGTATTGGTGTAGGAATAGCTACTCTTGTTGGTTTTTATTATATGATGATGGGCGAAATACAAGAAGCAAAGGAACTACCTGTACCTTTATCGCTATTTTCTCAAGAGTATCCGAGTAAGGGTATTAGTGATTTTAACTGGAGCCCTTCCTACGAACAATATAAATCTCAAGTAGGAAACCTTCAAGAGAATCAAGACGACCTCTACGAGATTATTGAAGAATTACAAGAAGAGATTGAAGCTATTAAGCAACAGGTAATAAATCTAAGGATTAAAATAAAATGAAATTATTTCTTTTATTATCATTAATCTTTGGTCAACAACAAGTAACAGATAAGAATTTCTACGGTGTTATTTATCAGGGTATACACATGGTGAGATTTACTTCCGAATGGTCAGAAGATGGGACAGGAAATTTCTATCAAGGAAAGTTTATCGTAGATGGAGATAGTGCTTATTATGGTACAATAATGACTATACTTCCTTCAAAGGATGTTCCTGAAACTGTAAGAAAATTAAGATTAAGAAATTTTCCAAGCGTAGTTTTATTTAAAGATGGTAAAAAGAAAAAAATATGGAAAGCTAATTTTGATGGCAACCTTGATTTATCCACAGAAGATGTACAAAAAGAAATAAAAAAGATAGCTAAATAATAAAAAAGAATTTCACTAAACAAACCAAGGAGTTATAATGGCTAAAACACAAAAAGAAAAGTCAGTACTTAAGATAGAAGATAAAGAATACGATATTGAATCAATGAGCGATGAACAAAAAGCAATGATAAATCACATAGCTGACCTCGATAGAAAACTACAATCAAGTGAGTTTAATCTTATTCAGTTAAGATTTGGAAAGCAAGCATTCGTTGATGCTTTAAAAGTTTCTATTGATAAAGATGAAGACAAAAAAGCAGAGTGATATAATAGATAAAGCCATAGTCTCGGCTATGATGGTTGAATCTATTATAATTGCTTTTAGTATTAAAGATGATATGTACTTAACTGTAGCGTTAGGAGCATTAATGATAATAGGTTTAAAGGCGACAAAGAAAGTATTAGATGGTTGACTCTAGAATATATGGTCTATACGCAGAATATGGAGCAATTGGGATAATAGTAATTTTATTTGTTATGATGATAACTAATTTAATTAAAAGTCAAAAATTGCAGAATGAAGATCTAGATGTTATTAGACAATCAATTGTCAAAGCTGAGACTAAAATGGCTAACATGGAAAGTATTGTTTTGAAGATGTTAGATAGGTGGAATAAGTCAGATGATATATCTGCAAGGCATAGGGAAGATATTGTAAAAGAATTAAATGATGTAACCGATAATTTATCATATTTAAAAGGTAGGATGAACGGAAAATGAATAAAGTTGATATAGAGAGATGGCGTGTTAACGTCGATACTCGGCTTGAAGAGTTGACTGTTATGAATGCTAAACAAGGTAGCGAGGTTACTCATATAAAAGAAACTACTGACGAAATTAAAAGCTTAATAAAAGAACAAAATGGTAGGGTTAGAGTATTAGAGTCCTCCGTATCAAGGATACAGGGTGTAGGCTCAATGATTGTTGTTGTGTTCGGCTCTTTAATAAGTTGGCTATTTAAAGGAGAATAGAAAATGGAATGGATTCAAGGAAATTGGGAATATGTAGTTATTGGTCTTATGGCAGTAGACAAAGCAGTAGCTCTTAGCCCATCTAAGTGGGATGATTTAATTTGGACATCAGTTAAAAAAGCTATATATAAAGCAGTAGGGAAAAAGTAGAATGTTAAAAATGTTAATAAAAAAAGTAGTTAAGAAAATTGGTATGGTACAGCTTCTTATGATGGTAGGAGACACAGCAGTAAAATCAACTAAGTCCAAAAAAGACGATAAGGTTTGGGCTGAAGTTAAAGTATTATTAGAGACTTTTGCGTAATGGCAAAGTTTAGTACAAAAAGTAAATCCAAGTTACACGCTTGCGATAAAAGATTAATTAATTTGTTTAACGAAGTTGTTAAGCATTTTGATTGCACTATTATAGAAGGTCATCGTGGAAAGGATAAGCAGAATGAAGCATATGATAAAGGAAATAGTAAACTTAAATTTCCTAACGGTAAACACAATAGGATTCCTAGTATCGCTGTTGATGTGGCTCCCTATCCTGTTGATTGGAATGACCGCGATAGGTTTCATTATTTTAGTGGATTGGTTTTGGGCATTGCTTCTCAAATGGGTTTGAATATTCGCTGGGGCGGAGACTGGGATCAGGATACACAAACCAAAGATAATAATTTTGATGACTTAGTACATTTTGAGATAAAGGACTAATGCCTAAACAGTTTAAAACATATAGTAGATTTGATGGTGGTATGAATACTAAAACCAATGCTCGATCTATTCAAGATAATGAGTTAGCTCTTGTCGATAATGGTATCTTGGATGAATTTGGAGTTATTAAAAATATAGGTTTTTTTCAAGATAACACAACTGACTATAAAGAACCAGCTGTAACTGCTTCTCAGCCTGGCTATGGTTTATTCCAAGCATCATTCGATTATAGCTCTGGTGGTTTAAATAAAGCTACCACAAGAACTTTTCTTGCTGATGCTGATGATGGGAGTGGTAATGCTGTGATTCACGTTTTAGATGGAACTATTGCTTGGGATACTGATGATATAAGCTTAGGAGCAAATACTGGAGCAAATCAAGCAGAAGTTATATACCACATAGCTGATGGAAATGTTAGAGTGTGTGATACAAATACAGCTAATACTACTACAGCTATTAAAAAATATGGATATGTAAAAGCTCAAGATAGATGGTTAAATTCTGCTGGAACAGCACAGACTCCAGCTTCTTATGCTGGTGTTGCTGCTTGGCTATCTTCAGATACTAAATTAAGCAAACCAACTAGAGGTTTTGTTTCTGAGCAAATATTTGGAAGTGAAACTTTTACTTCTGGTAGTGATACATCAGCTATATCTAGTGCGGTTGCAGGAAACCCATTTGTAACTGCTATTGATGCAGAGATAGATAATCATTGGGCTGTTAAAGTTGGAGGATCAATAGTTGATTTAATAACAAATAGAAATTCTGCGACTCAACTTGATACTGCAGCAGGAGGTGGAAATTTCGGAGGTGGTGGTCATACTTATAAAATATATCCTCCATCTGGAACTGGTTTTAATTTAAGTACAGTTCCTTCATCTGGCGGTTCTTGGACTGCTGGAACATATGAGTTTGGAATAACTTTTGTTTATGATGGAAATCAAGAATCACTGGTCAAGGGATTGGCGAATACTATTTCAGTAAGTGCTAATGAAAAAATTACAGTTAATGTTTTATCTACAGAAAGCGTAACATCTGGAACAAGGTATAATAGTAGAATAACTGGAGCGAGAATATACCATAGAATATCTGGAAGTGAAGATGCTTGGACTTTGTTTGGAGATATAAGTTTAAGGTATGGCTCTAGAGCTAGCTTAGATGGCGAGTATTCATATTGGACAGAAGAAAGTTCTAATTCTTCTTATGTTTATTCTCCTTTTATAAGTTACTCAGAAAATATAGATACGTATGAATCAATAAATGGATTTAGCCCAGACTCTGCTTTTATATCAATAGGGTTAAACGGAGAGAAATATCAAACTAGCGTTGTTAGTAATAGAAGAACTTTTATAGGAAATGTAAAATATACTAACGAGGAGGGTGAGCTTTTAAATAGAGGTGATACTATAAGGTATAGTGAAATAAATAAGTTTGACACATTTCCAAATTTAAATTTTATAGATATAGGCGTTAATGATGGAGAAGAGTTTATAAAGTTAGAAGCTTATGCTGATAGGCTGCTTGCTTTTAAAGACAAAACTCTTTATATTATTAATATAGGTGGTGGCTCTGATACTCAATGGTTTTTAGAATCAGAACATAAAAATATGGGTGTATTGTTTCATTCAGCTGTTATTAAAACTGATTTTGGAGTTGCTTGGGCTAATGCAAATGGATTATTTTTTTATGATGGCAGTCAAATAAGAAACTTGCAAACAAAAATTAAAGAATCAGAATGGAAAGGAACATTTTCTCCATCTTTTTATTCCCAGTCTTTTGTAGACACTACTTGTGCTTATAATAACGCTACTACTATAGCAATGACAAGTACAGTTAAAGTAATCCCAGGTATGCTTGTAAGTGGAAGTGGTATACCAGAAGGAGCAACTGTTTCTTCCGTAACAAATGCAACTGACTTTGAATTATCAGCTAGCACAACTGGAGGCGCAAAAAGTAGCCAAACATTAACTTTTCACGCTAATAAGACTATACTTTTTTATGAGCCTACTCATAAGCATTTAGGAATAATAAAAGATTGTACTGGAATTAGCGATGTAAATACACAAGGTTATATATATAGTTTTATTACAAATGCATTTATAAGAATTAGTGAAAATACTGGAATTGTTACAAATGATGTCACTTTAACTAATGCTATAGTTGATTATAAAAATAATACAGCTATCGGTAAAGCTTTAGATGAAATAAAAACTTACGATGGAGAACCAGATACATCAGCTTCATTAACAATACAATTAAAAAATGACGACTTTGGTTTACCAGGAGTAGTAAAAAAAATATATGGAGTCACTGTTGAATATGCTACAGGAGCTAATTGCACTAACGGTTTTCAATATAAAAAAACTAGTGATGCTGGAGTAGAAGATAGCTCTTTCGGAGGGACTGGAGTTGCATCTAGTGTACAGTTATCAACTACGAGTAGTGATTTAGATGTTCATAGGTTTACATTTACAACACCAATATCTGTATCATCATTTCAACCGCAAATACACTTTAATGGAATTCACGCAGATCATAAATTAAATAGTGTTACTGTAGAGTATAGACCTATATACAAAAGAATTACATAATGGCAATTGATAGAGAAAAAAGATTTTTATACAATTCAAAGGGTGTAGATACAAAACTACAAGTAGGGTATCCATCTAAGACTTCTGGAAATAATGGAGAAGAAAGAGTTGTCAAAACACCAGATGGCAAGCTTAGGCTTTATAGAAAAGAGCTTGGTGCTTGGTATTATTTAGAATTTACAAGGAGTTAGTATGCCTACTATATACGAATTATTAGGACAATTAGGTGGTCAGCAAAAAATAGGCTTTGATCTTAGCAAATTAAATATTAAAAAAATATTTGAGGGAGATAAGAGAGCTCTTCAAAAATACGAAATAGCTTTACAAGAAGAAGCATCTGATAGAGAAAAAGATATAAAAAATCAAAGATCAAGAGGTGCTGGGTTTAGAGCTTTTGGAAAACTTATAGATTTTGTAACTGGAACTCCTGGTGGAAGTATTGGAAGCAATCTTCTTCAAGGTGTAACAAAGAATAGAAGATTTACTCTTAGCAGTCCGTTTGGAGAAAAAGTTGATGACCCATATAGAGATTTAGATGTTGATAGACCAGATACTACTTTTCTTTCAACAGCAGGAAAAAGACTGGATTCTAAAGCTAACACTATTTCAGATTTTATCAGTAATGCTGAAACACAATTTGATGAAGCAATGGCTCCTAATTTAATTACAGATTTAATAACGTCAGGGCAAACAAAAGCAGCTGGCTTTACTCCAGATTATTTAAAGGATATATTTAAAAATGTTAAAGAAGGTGAAAATTTCTTTGATGCATTTAAAACTGCAGAGGAAGCAAGAAGGGCTGGTCTTATGGATAAAGCAAAGACTTCTTTATCTGGAAAAGTAGGTGCAAGCTCTGTGGATAGCCCAGCTTTTAGCAAGCAAATGTTAAAAGATAAACCGTATGATAATATTAGATCTCTTTTTGATAAAACCGCAGGTGCTGGTTACTCTAAGTTTAAACGCGGACAAAGTTTAATTGATATGGGTGTTGACCCTAGAATGTTTTCAGACTCAAGAGGTTTATTTAAAGCTTTTGATATTGATAATTTAGAAGAAAATAATATAAGCAATAAGACTGACTATAGAAATATACTATCTAGTTTTATGGGAAGTAAATAATGAATCCAGATGAATACGAAGAATTGTTAAGAAAGATGGGAATTGGTGAAGACCAGTTTAAATACTTTACAACAGGAAAGGAAGAATTACCTGGTTTATTTGGATTTACAGGTGATCAGTCTAAAAGATTTTCAGAACAGTTTGGAGGTATGCCTAAGTTTGACCCTTCTAAAATTATGGAAGCTTACGGAGAAGTAGAAAGATATGGAAAAGAAAGAACAACTGATATTGGACAGCAAGTAAAATCTGGTATATCTGGAGTTCAATCTGGTTTGCTTTCAGGTATGGAAAACGTTGCTGGTAGTATTGGAAGGGGTTTTACAGAATCTGGCGCAAGGCAAGAAAGCTTTTCAGATTTAAGGGGAGCTGCTTACGAAGCTGGTTCTGACGTAAAAAGAAAAGGAACTATGGCTTTATCTAATCTCGCTGAAAGCTTAGGTCAAAGAAGAGCTGCTGTTGGAAAAAAAGCTTTTGATTATTTAGGTAATCTTATGAATTTATCTGGTAGCCTATATGG